GCAGCAGCTTTAGTGGCTTGATCTAATACGCTTAAAGCGTCTGCTCCTCTAAGTCCAGCTGATGTAATAAAGAATAAAGCACCAGCAGCCTCTTTAGATGATATACCAGTATCGGCAGCCATCTCCTTAACTTTGACCGCCATTGCATCCACCTCATCTCCAGCGACCCCTACAAGAGTCTTGATCTGAGTCATAGACTTTTCAAAATCTACAGCTGACTTAATAGCGGCTCCTCCAGCCAATGCCAGAGGCAATGTTACTCTAGTCTTTAGAGTTGCTCCTATAGCTTTAACTTGTCCACCAAATGCTTTTAAACTACCAGAGGCTTGTCTTAGTGAAGTTGTAAGCCCTCTAGCATTTCCTAGTATATCTACTCTTATTTTCTGATCTGCCATAATGCAAAATTAATAAAAAAAAGGCGCTAATCCTTTTCTTGATTATGCGCCCTTTGTACTCTAGCCCAAAACTTCTCAAACTGCTCTCTGGTGGATTTTGGCTCTGTCTTATTTTTGTTGATTTTATCTTGAGGAAGTTTCATGAGTTCCTCTGGTTTTTTCATCTCTGACTTTTTTGTACAGTTTACATTATGGATCATTGTTGCTAAGTATCTAATCCTCTCCCATTCTAGATTCTGCCTTATATTATAAGACTCCCCTAGGAGCTGATTCTCTGCCCATGTATTATTCCAGAATGTATCAGGATCTATGCCTACTTGACCTATGTAATAATCCAGTAAATCATCCCAGCTTACTCCTGCTTTTTTGGAGCTGCTTTCGTTTTTTTTTCTGGATCTGGATTTCTCTCTATACCTACATTGAGATCATTACCTAGTATTTTTGATTGCATCATAGCCTCTACTATTCCAGTAAGCTCCTCCGCTTTCATGTCATCTAGCCATGATCCCACAGTATAGATAGTATAATTTATTTCCTTATTGTTTTCTCTGTCAAAAGTAACTAGACCAGAATAAATTAAGGCTCTGATGGCAGACAAAGAAACTCCGCCATCAAAAAGATCTCCTATTTGTTCAAGCTTTACATCTAAAATATCACAGAACTCCGCCCAGAAGTTCATATTAAAGCGCATGACTCTATCCTCACCGCCTAAACTGGCAGTATAGTAGCCTCTTTTGCTATTCATGTACTAGCTTATGAGTTGGTAGAGATGGTGATTGCTCCAGTTCCAGTAATAGTTCCAGAATAAGATACAGCTGATTCCATTTCAGCGCTTACCTCAATACTAGAAATAAAACCTTCGCCACTTATTAACTGATCTCCAGAAGTAGCAGTTCCAAAAGTGAAATCTACTTTACTTCTGTTATCTACTAAAGTGATAATTCCATCAGCATTAGTCTTACTTGATCCCTCATCAGTATAATCCACCAAACCATCAAAAGATACCTCAAAGGATCTTAATCCTGAGATCGCCTCTGAATAGCCTCCGCTGTCTTTAGAGGTCGCTTCTGGAAGATCATGATTGATAGTCATAGAGCATGAAGTTGAATGTCCTAGAGGCTCTAATGTGCCTCCATCAGCTACTAATTTCAAAACCAGATCAGTTCCATTAAATACTGTACTCGCCATAATTCTTTATTTTTTACAAATATAATACTTTTTAATTTTCTGAAATATCTTTAAATCTTCCATTATTTAAATGCCATATATATGAAATTGTCAGTTCCGCTTTCATTAGTTGCATTAGTAGAATCTATTATTTTAAATCCGTTACTAATAAATTCTATTTCATAAGAAGTTCCATAAGTTGACTCTGCAAAATTTTGATTAGATGCTAATGGGGTTGTTCCCCTCCTATTGTCGTACATTAACCAATCTGTGCCTGAACGTTGTGTATTTTTTATGAGTAAAAAATTTGGCTGAAACCCTACGTCAGTTATTTCGTGATTTGGATTACCATCACCTGAATAACTCCCTATCTTACTATATCCGCTTATAGACCTAAAGCAGTAAGCTATCACCTCTTGGTTATTTACATTAACAGAATTTAAATAATTCAAGTACATAACATCATTTGTTGATGATGCAATAGGATAGGATGTTCTATATGAAGTAATAACGTTTCTAGCATCGTGTAACCATAATGTGTCAGCCATATCGTCTAAAGCAGTTGAACGTACTGACCAAATATGTGTACCTGTCAATGCTTTTGATATTATTAAGTCAGGTGGTGCGCCAAGTCCGTGTTGAACACTTGCACCTGTAGAGGTAGTAGCACTTGTTAAACCTCCTGTATATTTTACTATACTAAACCCTGCATCTGTATTAGCTGATACTGATACGTTTGAAACTCCAGTTCCTGTTCCTGCAACTGCCTCTCCTCCGCCTTTGAATACCCAAGATACAAACGATTCATTATTAGCGTTTACTCCTGCGGCTGAACCTAAAAAGAAACCATTAGCTTCAAATGAATCTACACCACTTTCTGTAAACTCTGCATTTGATAAATTACTATAAAGACCTTTTGTTGCACCTCTTACAGAATCAAATAATCTGTGGTCTCTTGCACTATCTCTACCTTTTAACCAAACTAAACCACCATTTGTTTCTAAGTCCATTCCTACATTAGAAATGTATTGAGTTGAACCTGTACCCTCATACAACACCGCCTTAAAGTTAGATGTATCTGTTTCAGGTTTTTCGTTGTAAAGTTCGGTTACTTGACTACTTGTAAGGGCAGATGAAAATATTCTTACTTGGTCTATTAATCCGTTTGTGTAATCGCCAGCACTTCCAGTATTTAACATACCTCTGCCTATTTGTAAATTTGTATTTGTAGTGCTTGTAAATGAAGAAGTTGAAGGACTTGTTATTTCAGAACCATTTACATACAATTTTGCAGTTGTACCGTCATCAGTTAAAGCTATATGTGTCCACACATCATTTGGTAGAGTTGTGGTAAATGTATAAGCAGTGTTGTCTATGGCATAGTAATTTATTTGACCATTATCTTCTTTAATCCTAAACATACCTCCATTAGTAGCTGAACCATTAACTCCACCAAATACTCTTGATTTACCTGTGCTTGAATTTTGTTGAAACCAAAAAGAATAAGAGCGTGAAGAATAGCTATCTATTCCTATTCCTGTGCTTATATAACTACTACTCCCATTAAATACCGCAGCTTGACCATACCGCCCAAACCTGTATTCTATATTTGATTCAGTACCATCGTAGCTACCTTTTTCATCCTCTGCTGAATTGTCTAATTTGTAATACGCAAGGTTTGTAGTAGGATAATCATTATCAGTTGTAGTCGCAGTATATACACAAGCAGTTTCTGCGTAAAGAGTATCTACTTCTGTTTGGCTTAACGCTTTAGAGAATATTCTTACTTGGTCTATTGAGCCATCAAAGTATTTAAATCCTCCTGTTTGATAACCAATAGCTAATTCAGTATTTGAGCCACTATTTATTGAGTTTGTTCTTGAATCGGTTTCAGATACTTTGTTTAAATAAAGAATTGATTGCGTTGCGTTTCTCACATAAACAAAGTGATTCCAAGTATCAGCCACATAAGTAGATGTTGTAGTTAAATTAAAACCGCTTGTCCCCTGCCTTTCTGAAAAAGTAAAAGTTCCATTGGAATTAGTATGTAACAATATCGCTCTGCCTGTTCCATCACTTGTACTCCACTTACCAATTAAAGCACCACTATGTAAGCTATCAGCTTTAAACCATAATGATATTGAAAAATTTTCACTTGTAAAATCTACAGGTGTAGTTGCACTTGTTGAAACTGTTATCTTACTACTACTCCCATTAAATCTCGCTCCATAGTTTATCTGTCCTCCTACTCCGAATGTAACGTCAGTAGGTGTGCCATCGTATAATCCTCCAGCGTCTGAAGCATCGTAGTCCAAAGAATATAATGCTACACCACTTGAATCGCCAAATGGGTCTGTAGAATCAGTAGTACAAGTTACTGCACTACTAGAGGCTACAATCCCTCCAGTTGTAAAAAATTTCTTGTTAAAGCTCATATTATTCTATTTCATCAGATGATGGAAAAAAAACTACGTTGTACTGTAAAACATCAGCGTAAGAAGTAAAAGCATTAACCTCAGCTTCTAATCTATCAGCTTCTGTAAGTATTCCTGCTCTCTCTGTTGTAACATCTGAATCAATATTTATATCCCTTTCTGATTTTCTTATAACTTGCCAATCTGTAGGCTCTAACATTTTGCCTGCTTTTGATTTAATCTCTGAGATTTTACTCTCTTTGATCTCAGCAATCTTATATCTATTTTCTGTCTCTCCTGTAGGCTCTCCATCTTCTCCAATAATATCTACCTCTTGACTAAAGTCTATATCAGTAACATCATAGGTGAATACTGAATCATCTTCATTAAAGTATAAGCCGCCTTTGGTTTGAGTTAAAGGATTATAGCTAGGCTTTATAACATCAAAAAAGCCCTCAGCTTCATGAGCTGCTGAGTCTGCATTTCTAAAATTTAGGATCACACTTCCATCATCCTTGGTGTATTGTGATGGTAAGATTTTATATATTTTTACTTGACCATTTATAGTTTTTGCTTTCATATTATTAAGGAGTTGTATCAGTTGCATAAGTTGCTATTGCATAATTCAGTATTGCATCTGAATCATTATCATCTAAACAAACTACCTGAATCAAATTAGTTCCGCTAGTGTCTAGATCATTGCTTCCTACTTTATTAATTGCAGAAGTTGTGAAACTATCAGATAAAGTTATTACCGCACTTGATAAATCAGATCCAGATAGTAAAATATCTATTACAGTTCCTTTTTTTATATTCTGTATGTTAAGAGTTGCAGTCCCTACATTTCCTGTAAGCTCAAAAACCGCATAAGAGGCAGCATTTAAGTTAATAGTTCCAGTAGTAGTAGATATATCTTGTTTTGCTGTATATCTATCCGTTAGCTGATCATATCCTACAGAATCATTCGCTATAAATGAAGATCCAATAGAAGTAGCTACAGTTCCATCTGCTAAAAGTATCTGTGAACTAGTCCCAGAAGTTTTAACAAAAGAAGTAGCTTCTAGCCTCCCAGTTGTATCTACTTGTATATTTAGATCATTTCCTACTCCATCCGTAAGCTCTCTAGTAGAGCCTGATGCAGCAGCATTATCAGTGAGCTTTATAATCCCCTGATAAGTATCCTTTATTTTTAAGCCGCTTAAACTCGTTCCCATATTATATTTTTTACAAATTTAACAAAATTATATTTCATTCCATAGATCACTCTCTGAGTTCCAGTTACTATTCATTACTTCCCAAGTCTCAGGAAGTCTTTCATTATATCTATCCCAAATTTCATTTATAGAATCCCAAGTTAATGGAATTAGATAATTGTAAGACTGCCACCTATCCTCTGTATTATTCCACAAATCCTCAAGATTATCTTGAAGATATTTTTTTATAATCTTTTTAGTCTTTTTAGACCTTGATAAATTTGTGAAAGATAGTCCTAACATTATTTAGGCTTTCTTAAGTAACAGATTATCTGTCCGTGAGTTATTGAGATATTAGTGAAGTTTCCGTAAATAATATGGCCTTCTTTAATTGAAAAGTCTGCAAGACCAGAGTCTCCTCCAGATGTGTCGTTTGTTAGTGTTATTGTGCTATTCTCTGTACATTCTATAGAGCAAAAATACTCTCCAGATGGAGTAGAGGAGTTCCCATGTGTATAGTCTAGAAGTCTAAAGCCATAATCTCCAAAAGACATTCTATAAAAATTATTTGAACTGTATAAGTCTCTAGTCGCCATTATTATCTTTTTTTACCTTGTCCCTTATATTTTTTCTTCCATCCCTTTTGACCTTTGGATGCATTCTTAGAATGAACTCCTTTCCTCTTTTTTTTAATTTTTTTATAAAAAGAAACCTCCTTGATTCTAGCCATCTTAAGAAGTTTTCCCTTTTAGCTTCTCAAATGTCCTTAAACCTCCTAAGCCAAGCATTCCCATCAATACAGTAAAAAGAGGCTCTGTGTCCAGTTGAGGAAATTCAACATCTGGATATAAAGTTCTAATAATGGGGAAAGCCACAAAGTGATAGGCAAAAGCCAAAGAACAAACCCAGCCAACACTGGGGCGCCAACCGCTAACAAAAATACTCCTGTGTTTTGCTTCTGCTTCATTTATTTTGGTTTGAAGTTCTATTAATTCTTTTGGATCAAGCTCTTTTCCTTTTATAGCCTCTCTAATTTCCCAAGCCAGTCCTCCAATAGCTGACTTTTCATTATTTTTTCCGCCTAATAAACCTAATAATAATTTAAGCATAGAGTTGATCCTGTTGTATTACTTATATAACCAGATGACATCTTGATCCTTTGTGGAGTCTGAATCCACATGGATAAAAACCTCATGGATTCCGATCCTTGAAAGGCCAGCTTTAAGCAGGGCATTGACAATAATGAATCTATTTCTGGATCCAAGGTATTTAATATCTGCTGCGCAAGCTCCTCCCTTTGTTGTAGTGAGATGTGAGCTGTTGGGTTTGCCGCCCACTTTTTTGTTATGCTCTGGCGATCTCGCTCCGCTATTGATGTGGAATGGTATTTTGGCATAATCCCTAGCCAAATCAAGCTTATTGAGGAAATCACTAGACATATAATCAGCGGCAGATCCTGCCTCCATATCTGGGCTATCAAATTCTTCAATTTTAAAGTTTTTTAAATTCATTGATCACTACATTTACATTCATTTTCATCACAGTTACATCCCTCAGATCCTTCTACATCTTCAGCAATAAGAAGTCTAGAGATGGTCTGATTCTGCATATCTATAAGCATAGACTCTAGTCCATCCTTTTGAGTAACTAGCATCTCAACCTTCATTCTCAGAGATGATATTTCTTTTCTAGCTTCTTCCAGCTCATTAGGTCTAGACCCTGTTATGGCCGCTATGATCATCGCTAAACTAGCCGCCAGCATTCCAGTCAAGGTAGTTAAAATGTCTCTATTCTGACTAGGTATCTCATACTGAGAAAGATAGTACATGATAGCTATTACCATACCAAAGATCATCAGAGATCCAAAAAAGTGTCTTATATCTTTATTTCTATTTGAAGTGTTTGTACTCATTTTTTTAGGGCTTTTATTATGTTTACGATCGTATAAGTTAGCGTTGCAATTAATACTAAAAACTGGAGGATAGGATTTATCTCACTTATACTAATCATTAGAGCTGATAAATTCAGCCCATATAGTCCAAAAATCCTCATATCATCCATTATCTTATTTTGTAAAACAGCCAAGCCTTATCTTCTCTAGGCTTACAAACTGTCATTGTTTCATTTCCTCTATAAAAGCATA